TACGTTCTGGTGGATTTGACACAGCTCAAAGCAGAGCTATAGCTGAATCTCAATTTGGCAGAGGTGCTTTAGAAAGGGCTGGAAGTTTTGAAGCTGGGCTTGGTAGAGATATGTCAGGAGCAAGAAGAGGTTTTGCTAGCGATATAATGGGATTAGGAGCTAGAAGAGGCGATATAGCTAGAACTGTAGCAGGAGATATAAGAGGTGTATCTGGAGACTTAGGTGGACTTGCAAGAGATTATGCTGCTTACGGTAGAGATATGGGTAGTCTTGGTGGCTTATATCAACAGTATGGCAGGGATGAAAGAAAAGAATTGATGGACTACGATAGAATGTCCAGAGATATGAAGCAAAGAGGAATAGATGCTAGATACGCTGCAGATGAAAGAAACAGGTTTGCTCCAATGAAAGCCTTAGAATATGTAAAAGGATTTACACCTCAATACGTTGGTGGTGGTTCAGATGTTAGAACTACATACGGTATGCCTAGAGACCCACTATCAGCAGGATTAGGTACATTTTTAAGTTCTTATAGTAATTATGCTAACCCTTATACTGGACAGCAACAAGGCGGAGGTCAACAACAAGGACAACAGCAAGGTCAACAACAAGGAACCGGACAACAAAATACAGGTTACGGTATGCCAGGTACTTACCAGTATGGCCAAGGGTATGGCCAAGGGTATGGACAAGGGTATGGCTATAATCCTGGATATGGAACTGCTTAATGAGTGTTTTAAGCAGAAAAATGTTTGCAAAAGGAGACGTGGCTAATGTAGGCTCACGTGCTACTGTAGATATAGGTCCTAACATGCCTACATACACATCTGGAGATGTACGTAGACTTATTGAGTTTTACGTATCGCAGGGTTTAAATTCTATTGATATTCAAGAAAGAATTAGTCCTTTAACTGGAATATCAATGAAAGATATTGAACAGTTAATTTTAGAGTCAGGTGGTAGTATAAATCCTAGCGTTAACACACCAGCAGTAATTGACCCAGACGCAGTATTTGTACCTGAGCCGCAAGCAGAGACAGTAGTAACACCATCTGGAGGTTTGCCCACAGTACAACCAACAGCACCAGAGCTACCAACTATAGAAGATATTTCTCAACCTGCTCAAATTAATTCAGCTGTAGCTGAGTTACAAGAGGTAAGAACAAATTTAGAAAAAGAGTTAGCTGAACTTATAGAAAACAATAAACCAAAAAAACGTTTAGGAATAACTATGACTATGGATGGTGAGCCAATAATGGCCAATGACGAAGCAATAGAGCAGAAAAGACAATCCATAAACCAAATAAATCAAAGTATTGAATACTATAAGAAAAATCCTCCAGCTCCCTCAACTCCAGATATACCAATAGAAGTTGAAACTCCAACTATTTCTGAGTTTTTAAAAGATAAAGTTGATACTACTGTTGAAGAAGATAAACAAAAAGATGATGGTTTGCCTGATGTTGGTGTTTCTGATTTGTCTGGAAATCAATACAAAACAAGTGATGGAATAATTCATAATATAGACCCTGCTGCATTTAAAGAATTGTTATCAAAAGAGTCTTCAAGAATTATTCAAGGAATTTTGTTAAACCCAAATGTAGAATATGGACAAGACTTAATAGACATTATTGAGGCCGAGGCTTTAGGAAGGTCGTCAACTTTAGTAGACCAAGAAAAAATAAAAGTTGGCGGAGAAAATGTTATTTTAAATCCAGAATCAATTGGAGATGAAACTTTAAAACTTATAGTTGATGTTGGGAAAGAGGGTGTAGAGGGTATATATAATACTTTAAGAAGCTTAGGCGGTTCAAGAATGGTTGGTATATTTAGAGGAAGAGAAGCCGGCCAAAAAGCTAAAGAAGCAGGCAGAGATGAGTATGTGGACCTCTTTGATACACCTTTATCATCTCAAGGAACTATTGCAGAAAATTTAGCTGAAATAAGTGGTTATGGAGCAACTGGAGGAGAAACAGCAGGAACACTTGATAGTATTGTATTAGAGTCATCTATCGGACAAGATACTACACAATCTTTAACAGATATAGCTAACGAAGAAAAAACAACTGAAGAACAACAAGAAACAATAGATGAAGCAGCAGGAGATACAACAGGAACATCTGCAGACCCAGCGGCATCTGATGACCCAAAAAAAGAAGATGACGATAAAGATGATAAGGATGATGCACCTGGCGGTATAGAAGTTGTAAATCAAGATGACAACGATGGCGCTCAAGAAATTTCTAATTCATTGTTTGGTAATTTTGCTAACTTTTTTAATAGCGAAGAAAATTTAAGAATGGCTAGAAATGTTGGTAAAGCTCTTACTGCAACAGGTGATTTAACCGGTATAGGTATTGGAGCCGCTGCAGCTGCGGAAGAAAGAAAACTTGAAGAAGAGCTTGCTAAGAAAAGATTATTTGACTTAGCTGGTAGTGGTGCAGCAGACGTTACAGATAGAAAAAAAATATTAGACGTACAAACCGCAATGAACGATAGTATTGCTGATTATAATAATGCCGTTGCAGCTGAAGAACTTACAAATGGAGTTTTAAATATTTTAGCAGAACCTTCTTCTGGAAACATTACAACTTTTGCAAACAAAATAGGTATTAGAGTAGATGAATTTTTAAATGCAGCTGGCGTTAAGAGCGAAACTGAAATTGCAAATATGAAACCTGGTAAAAGAGCAAAAGTAATGTTAAAAGTTCTTACTAATAGAAATATTAAAGAAATACTTGGTGAATCAGGAAGAACCATATCTAATATTGATAGACAGATAGCTGAAAGAATAATAAGTAGTTTAGAATTGTTTAAGTTAGAAGATGACGTTGCAACTATGAAATTAAAATTAAACGAAAATTTAAGGTCAATAACTACAAAGAAAAATAATTCGCAAAGAAATATAAAAAGTTCAGTTATGTTTTTAGCTCCGTATGATGCGAACATTTTAAGTAGAGATAGCGAACTATTTAGTATTTATGTTGATGAATTAGGGTTTGCTCCACCCAGTCAGTCTATTGGCTCTCCTGCAGGCGGAGATGATGCAATACAAATAGACGCTACAAAATAATGCAAACTTATAACGTAAAACTAGCCGAAGGAGTTTTTGTAAAAGTAAACGCAGATAATCCAGAAGACGCTACCGCAAAAGCAAAAGCAGAAATTGCAAAAAGACAAGGCTCTATAGCTTACGACAAAGTATATTTTGATTACGATACAGGTATACAAGATAATAGACTCAGAGCAGGCCTTTCTGTTGCAGAAGATTATATGAATGAAGATGGCGAGTTTATATCCGAAAAAGAAAATTATTTAAAACAAGAAGTTGGTTCTGACGGTTTTATAAGAGATTCAAAAGGTAGCATTGCCCTTACTCCTATTGGTCAAGCCAGGTTAGGCTTAGAGCCATCAAATAAAAATATTGTTATAGATGAAAACAAAGCTTTCACATCTGGAGATTTTGCAGATATGGCAGGATATGCAGGCCCTATATTGGGAGCTATTGCAGCAGTTAATCCATATTTAAGAGGTATAAAGTATTTAAGAGGTTTGTTAGGCTCTAGAGTTGGTAGGCCTTTATTAGTAGGTGCTGGTTCTGCAGCAGGTAAAGGTGTAGAAGAAGCAAATGAAATAGCAAGAGGTGTTCAATTACAAAACGAAGAAGAACTTGCCAATTTATATAAAAGAGAGTTTTTAATTGGTGGTATTGCACAGGGCGCAGGTGAAGTTTTAGGAGGAGTTTTTTCTACCTACTTTGGTAAAACTGCATCACATGGAGCCATAAGAGATTCTAAGTTCTTGATGCAGGGTTATGACCTTACTGACATTTTTAAAATAGATGCACAAATAGCAGCACGTGAAGGATTAGACCCAACAAACTATAAGGCATCTGCAAGTCAGGTAATGAAAGAAATTAAAAAACAAAAAATTAAACCTAAGTTTACTCCTGGTATTGTTACTCAAGCAGCCTTGGGTAGAACTATTCCTTCTAGAGGACAATCAATCGCTGAAGCTGTAACAGGTGCAAAGCCAAGAGAGAATAGGTCTCAAGCAAATCTAGTTGAAATGATGAATAGCTTTTTTCAATCTCTTGGTAGAAAAAATGCAACCGTAGACGATTTTATTGAATCTGGAGCTGTAGGACAAATAGCAAAAAAAGAATTGTTAGATATACAATCAAATATGCAAAAAGGAATACAAGTATCTGATGAAAAATTAGATGCTTTATTAAGGATGATGGTTGATGAAATGGGAGTTTCAAAAGGTCTAATGGCTAACGGACAATTACAATCATCAGAAACTCTTAGAAGAGCTTTGTCAGATGAAATGAAAAAAATATGGGATGCATGGAATACATCAAATAATAAAATGTATGAGAGTGCTACAGCGGCTTTACAAGGAACAAAAGTAAATGCAGGAATAAGTGCAGCTTTAAAAAATAGCGCATCTAGATTTAAAGACTTGCAAAATAAATTTGATTCTGACGATGTTTTTGCACAATATTCTGGAGCTTACGTAAAATTAAAAGATTTAGCAGACGGCCAGATAGATAATTTAACACAGTTAAAAAATGCAAAAATGGAATTTAGAGCTGTTTTAAAAGACGCTACAGTAAGTGGTAAAACAGGAGGAACTACCTATAGGCTTGCGAAAGAAGTCATAGAAGAGATAGACCAACTGCAAAAAGATATTATAAATAAAAAAGCTTTTGTTGGTATGGATGATATAACAAAAACAGACATAAATGAGGCTTCTAAAGCTTTTAAATTACTTGCACAAGCTGATAATGATTTTGCTAAAAACATTGATAAATTTTCTGGAACTTTATATCAAAATATAATAAGGCAAGCCAAAACAACTGGTAAAGTTGATGTAGACGAAGTTTTTGGTTTTATAGACAATCCAACTTCTGCAACAAAATTACAAGAAATTTTTACAGCACTTGGGCCAAAAGCAGATGCAGCTAGAGGTCAATTAACAGCTTTATTATTTAAAAACGTAATAACAGATAGTATTGACCCAGTAACTAAATTAATTAACCCAGTTAAATTTACTACTAACATTATGAAGTATGATTCCAAAGAGTTTGGCAAGTCTACTCTTAAAGAATTATTTGGTCCTGGGTATAACGTAAACATGGGATTGCTTAGAGAAATTAATATTCTAAACCCTAAAATAACAAAAAAAGACTTAAACGCACTAATTAATAATATAGAAACTAATCCTAGTATGTTTAGATTAGGCATGGACCCCGTAGTAAAAACAGGAAATGTTGCTCCAGGAAAAGAAACAACAAAAGTATTGCAAGTAGATACCGGGAATCAAATATTAAAAACAATATTAGAAAAAGCAAAAATACAATCATCACTTGATGATTTAAACAAACAGACTTTTATGAAAAATGCTTTGAATGATACGCCTGAAAGAATTGTTGCAAATGTATTCGGGCCAGGCTCTGCAAAAGAAATTAATTATTTAAAAGCTGCTCTTGCAGATACACCAGAAACATTTAAACAAATACAAGAAAATGCTATGGGTCAACTTTTAACTAAAGCTGTCAGCACAGGCAAGCTAAGTAGTTCTGGAAAACTTGCAGATATATTTAAACCAAACGTTTTAAGAAATACATTAGAATCATACGGCGATGACACTTTGATAGCTATGTTTGGTAAAGAACAAACTCTTGCATTAAAAGCGCTACAGCAATCTTTAGATTTACAAGTTGGTGCTGCACAAGGACTAACGGCTGGTGGTATTGTTGCTGGAGCTATAGGTGCGCAAGCTCTAAATATTTCATTACTGCCTACTATTGTAGCTCTTAAAATATTTGGTAATGTATTTGCAAATCCTAGAATTGTAAAATTAATGGCCAATACAGACCAATCATCAACCATGATGGTAATAGATGCTTTTGAAAAGGCTGCAAGACTAGCATCAGCTCAAGCTGTAGCTCAACAATCAGAAGATGCTCAATCAATTATAATGGAGCAATTAAGAGAGCAACTAGAAGGTGAAGGCAATCAAGAAAGAAATACTAAAATTAAAGAGCAAGTTCAAGGTATAACAAATCAAATACCTACTACAGTACCAGATTTACCAGACATAATTCCTACTGCAGCTCCGCCAATAAACAGACAAAATATAAGCAGAAGTTTGTTAGGTTCTCCTGCAAATGAAGACATTGCAAGAAGTTTAAATCAAATAGCTTAAGATTTTTTATTGTAAATTAATCCCATCTCTTCTCTATCAAAACCCAAGGGTTTATCAGACAAACAAATTAAATCATCTTTACTTAAATGAACATAAGGTTCTGAATCTTCTTCATAGATAGGTTCTGCAATTGTTCCAAACCTAACATCATATTCTTTACCTGATTGCCAGGTATGCGAATAAACGCTATCTGTCATAGCAAACACTAATACAAAAGGATGTCCTGTTGCTAAAGATAAGGCAGCTCCCATTCTTAGCTTTGAGGTGCTAAGAAGCAAAGTGTCATACTTATCTATACCAAAACTTCTGCATTTTACCTCAAGCCAAAAACATGACTCCTGACTTTCGCACCAATAATCTAACCCATAAGATACAGGAAGTTTATTACACCTTACATCCCATAGCCCCTCAATAAATCCGGCCACACGCTCTTCACGTTTCTGGTCGCTAATAGTTTCCATCTTTGGTTTTGGACACATAATCCCTCCTTAGTCATCAAAAAACTCGGGGTCAATAGCAACAATACGTTTGGTAGGTCTACCAGTTGTTTTTACTTTGACATCTTTCTCTTGTATTTCTCCAGAATTTTTCAATCTTTCTATAATTTCTTTTACTTCGTATGACTTCATACTTCTAAATATTTCTCTTCTATCAATATCACGCTTGCTTATACCTATATCTCCTTGGGACCTTATAAAACTTAATACTTGTTTTATCTTGCTTTCTGTTTCTGAGCCTGCCACCTTGTCTTCACAATTATCTACAAGCAACTGGTCATAGTAATAAACATAATCAATTGCCCACTTAGTTATATCTCCTCTAATAATATTTGTTTTTGGATTGTCAGCTAAGGCACATATCAAAGCTAATCGCATAGCTTTCTCTCTGGTTCTAGATAATAAAACCTCCAACCCTGTTTTTTCTAGCTGGTCCTGTTCTTCTATTAACTTGTAGGCTAATTTAGTAAGCAACTCTTTACTATCTTTATCAAAGTTTAAAACTCTTTGTTTAAAATCTAATTCAGAATTATTTTTAGCAAGCTCCTCCATTTCATTCTTTGTTTCTCTAACCTTTCTTACCCATTCACATATTGCATCAGACGGTTCTAAAAATGGCACCATCTTACCTACCACTCTAGGTAACTTAGATTCTACGACAATAAATCTATTTAAAAATCAATCTACAATTCTGCCTGTAGACAAAGCGCCGTAAAAATTTTTAGGAACACTCATACCCATAAGAGTTATTGCTGGCTTAATTGTTGACCTATCCATAGCTTCTTGTTGTTGTTTGCTAGACATATTCATAAGAGAGTAGTTATCTGGTCTAATAGTTCCATGACAACGGCCCCAGGACTCCATAAGAACCTGCAGAGCGTCTTCTTTGTTGGAGTTTGATGACTTAGCTATACTCTCTAATCTTTTGCCAAACTCGTCCATTACAGTAATATGTGTTGGTTTATGACGTAGCAAACTATATACAGCACCACTTGATGTATAACCATCTCCAGCCATAAGGTCTATATGGCCAGCATTATCTAGAATAGACTCAACAACTGTCTTAGTATTCTCTTTACCCTGCCCCGATTTGGCAATACACATAAAATACAAAGATGAATAATTATTCATATCTGACCTATACATTCTTCCCGCAACCACAGAACCAAGACCAAGAGCGGATTGCATACTTAAAGCTGGTTGACGTATTTGAGCTATCTTTTCTGAATATTCATATATGTCTTTTAATATTCCTGGAGGGTTATAAAGTTCTTTTGGTTCAGATACTGTTTTGTTTTTAGATATATAAGTTGGAGCAGCTTGATTTTTTCTTTCATGGGTCTTCATTATAGAATTTACTATCGTATCTATTTCAGTATCATCTAATGGAGGTTTATTTTTTGTATTCCAAGACTGCAAAAAGAATCTAGCAAAATCTACATTTAAACCTTTTGCTATTAAATAACCAGCTATTCTTGCTGCAGTATCATTTCTGCCTCCCTCACTTACAGACTCAAGAGATAGTGGTGTTGATATAGGCTTACCATTTATTTTATCTGCGCCAGTTACTTTAACCCAATGGTCCTTTGTAAAGTCTGGCAAATCGTTTGTATCATGTAACTCCCAGTCCTCTATTAACTGAGGCTCATAAATGACGCCGGTGGCATGTATATTATAGGGGGCTATAATTAGACCACCAACGCCTCTTATGTCTATAAGCTTATCGGGGTCATAATCTGCTACCCTTCTTGCTACATAAGTCGTAAAATTTTCTGGATTGTTATAGTAGTAGTGCATACCCTTGCCAGTAGCTACCTTTAAGGGGGTAACTGGTAAATTATTTGCTGCCCATATGACGGCTTCTGGTGTATCTGCATCTACGACCAAAAATTTACCAGTTACTAAAGCTACGACTAAATCATCACGGCCTTTAAACCATCTAGTTATTTCCTCTGTTGTTGGCTGCTCGCTTTTGAATCTTTCCCAACTGCCTAGTTCCTTGGGCGGAACTTTGTTATGGCGTTGTAGCGGTACTACGCTGAAACCTGATTCTGCATACGCAAGTGCTAAATCCAACGCAGAGTCTTCTGCTGTTGCTTTGACGTTGAACACTTGTATTAATCTTCAAAATTAGTTTCAAGTGGCCCATAAATAGATTCAAAGTCCAGCTTTCCGTCGGCTGCTTTGATTATTTTTTTGGCCTGTTTTATTGATGGCTGTCTTCGGCCATACCTCCAAGACTTGGCAGTATTTTCGGTACACTCAAATAATTTTGCTGCACCAGCATTGCCTATATAGGCAATATAATCTTTTAAAGATATTCTATTCACTTCTCTCTCCTTTAATTCAGGCTCTAATTTGTTATCATAAAACTCTTGTATGTCTTTTTTACAAATTTCTTGTAACCTGTATAAGTAATTCACTTTCCATTGGTTTTTATTTACTTCGCTCATAGTTGCTTTTTGTAATAAATTTTTTTTGAACTAAAAGTATACAGTTATATTTTTCTGATGTATACTCTTATTTTATCTTTAGGAGAAAAATTATGAGCGATATATTAAGTCGTATAAAAAGCCCAAGTGATTTAGTTGAATTGCAAGGCGCTAAATTACTTGTATATGGTATTTCAGGAGCAGGTAAAACTACTCTCTGTAAAACTGTTCCAGGTAAAACACTTGTCGTAAGTATGGAAGCTGGTTTGTTATCTATTAAGGACGCTAAAAATGTTACTGCTATTGAAGTAAAAGAAGCTGCCGAGATAGAAGAAATAGCACAGCTACTAGAAAGTGGTGAGTTAGATTATGATACCGTTTGTTTAGACAGCGTTACAGAAATGTCTGAAATTGTTTTGGCAAATGAGTTAAAGAAAAGCAAGGACCCAAGAAAAGCTTATGGTGAGGTCATTCAGATAATGACTAAAACTATGCGTAGGTTCAGGGACCTTCCAATACATGTTGTATTTATTGCTAAACAGCAAGAGATACGAGATGACGCTACAGGTATGTTGCATTATCAACCTATGATGGTTGGTACAAAGCTGCCTACACAGATTCCTTACTTCTTTGATGAGGTGTTATGTTTGAGAACATTTGATACGGAAGACGAGAAAGGAAAGAAAGCTACTGAAAGGTGGTTGCAAACAACTCTCGGAGCAAATTATATTGCTAAGGATAGGAGTGGTAAACTAGATGACCTAGAAGAACCTAATTTATCACATATTATTAACAAGTTAGGATTTACAGGAGAAGCATAATGTCTGACTTTGAAGGAATTGATTTTACTAACGTAGAATCAGAACAAGAGGAATCTTCCTCTTACATACCGAAAGGTGATTATAATTGTATTATTAGCGAATGCGTGCCACACATGTCTGCTGCTGGTAATAAAAGCATTAAGCTAGAGGTTAAAGTACATAACGAACCTAAATATAATGGTTGGATTGTTCGAAAATACTTTAGTCTTTGGTATACAAATGATGATGCTGAAAAACAAGAACAAGTTAGAGGCTACGCTGCTTCTGATTTTAAACGCTTGTTAAACTCTGTTGGTTTAGAAACACCACCAGATGATGCTTCTGAATTACAGGGCAAACAATTGGTTTGTACTTTTTCAGAAAGAGAGAGTGATAACGAAAGCTATCCAGACACTACAAATGAGATAGTTGCGTTTCGTACTCCAAAAGATAATGGAATTGCGCCACCTAAAAAGGTAAGCGTACCTCCAAGTATGGCAAAAGCAGAAGAAAACAAACCTGCGAAACCTACTTTATAGATATTACAGGCTTGCTAGGGGCCTCAAGGGAACCTCCGTTAATCCATAACTCCCTGCCTAGCATTTTAATATGACAGAAACTATTGACGAACAAATTAAAAAAGCAGAAACAGAATTAGAAACAGCAAAAGAATATTTTGAAGTTAAAAAAAATATTTTGTTTTTATTAAATATTGAAAAAGAATTAGAAGTTAGTCTTGAAGACTAATCAATTTATTTAAATACCATCTTGCTTTTAAAAGGCCTTCAAGCTGGTCTTTCTTTTCATAACGCCACATGTATTTAAGAATGTTACCTTTGCAATACCCTGCAAAAGCTTCCGGAGTCATACTGGCTTCTATAGCATCAATACATTCTATATCGCCTTGATAGTGTGGGGGGTGGTTTACGTTATCTGTCATTCTGTTTCTCCAGTTCATTAATTGTTTTTTTGTACCAAGCAATATGTTTTTTGTACACATCACTATTTAAAAAATTAACAAAAGCACTATCACGTTTTTTGTACGATTTAAGTGAGTTTTTAAAATATATTAATTTTTGTTCTCTATTCATTATGTCAATATCTTTCCAACTAAATGTTTTTTTCATTTTGTTTCTCCAAGATATTTATCTATACAATCATCAAGTATTGGTTTTACAGAGTCATAAGCATACGCATAGTTTTTTCTGTCTATACCCTCTTTTGATGTATCTCTTGAATAATAATAAGCATGTAAAAATCTTCTACTAAGTGCATAACACATATTCGGTTCTAATTCTTGTCTTAATGAATCCTTTGATGCTTCATCAATATCAGTTAATACTTCTTCCGCTAGTTCTACTAATTTAGCTTTGTTCATTTTGTTTCTCCAACATTTCATCAAAAGATTCTCTAATTAATACAAACAAACTATCTCTTAAATTAGTATGTAATTTGTCAGAGGAGTTAGGATTTCCAAGAGCTAACCACATTTTTCTAGCCACTTGACACACATAATACTGCTTTGTTCGTTCCATAGATTCTTTTTCTGCTTCTTCAAAAGCATCAATACATATTTCTTTTAATTTAGCTTTGTTCATTTTGTTTCTCCTTCTTTGTAGACTTCTCTTCCCAAACATTCTTAAGTTTGGTTATGTCTATTTTTTCTTTTGTAACTTTCTTTTTGGCTTTGTTAAATATTCTTTCCCAACCTTTATCCCATTTATCTGGGCTTTTGGCTCTAGGTTTGTCGCCTTTACCGCCGTGCCATGGTTTACTCACCAGGTTTCTCCTTGTATTTCTCTCTTAGTTCTGGAAACTCGCTTAAAAACATAATTAACATACTTCTCGTCTCTTTATTGTCTACTAGCTTTGATAACAATTCACGTAAGGCCATAAGATTGTTCATATCAATATCTCTTTTGATTTCAGCGATAACTTCTTCTATTAAATTTTTATTCATCTAAATCCAGCGTAACAATGCTGTCCGAGTTATAAATGCTTACCTTCCCAGTATGTAAATATTTATTATAATCATCTAAAAATATTTGCATATTTTTCCAAGCAGAGTCCATTTGTTCGTCAGTAATAATAAATATTTTACTAGCATAAGGCGGAAATTTCTCTTGAGCTACAAAAGCAAACTCTTTAACATTATATCCAGCTTTCTCCATACCCCTTCTATACCAAGCTGCCTGCATATCATAGCCCCAGTATTTAACTGAATCAGCAAATTGTTTTGGGTCGCATGATTTGGTTGTCTTGTAATCAACAACATAAATTTCTCCAGGCTTATGTAAACCTTTGAAAGGCGGACATATTAAGTCAGGCCTGCACTTGCAAAGAACCTTATCTTCATACCAGAAGAAACTAGCTTCTGGCAATTTATCATCTGCCTGCAAATACATGTTGGCCTCATCTATAATGTTTTCCTTCATACCTTTTATATGATTTAGTTCTGTTTCTTTTATAACGCATGAGTATCTTTCCAACATGTCAGCTTTGTTTTCTTTATAAGCTTTGGTATAAGGACTGCCCATAAGCACAGCTACTTCTTGATTAAATACAACCTCCCCTTCTACTAACATATAGTGGGCCGCTGTTCCAAAGTTCATAGCATCTGTAGTCTTTTGCTCTTCATTGATTGCATGTAGCTGCGAATGTCCAAACTTACGCAAGGTACTACTGCTTATTCCTACTTCGGAATGATATAGCTCGTTGGGTATATCTGGATATATAAATGCATCTCCCCTTTGTTCGCAATCGTATTCACTTAATTCTTGTATTGGTTTCATATTATTTCCTTAAAATGGTGGTTCGTCGTCTTTGGGCGGTTCGTAATATTCTTTACGGTCCTCTAACTCCCAACGGTGTTTATAGTTTGGTTGTGATGTTTCTTCGGTCCACTCATCATCATACTCTATAGGTATATCTTCATATACAAATTGATGCGTCAAGGGAACAGGCCAATATCCAAGCTTAGTATGCAAGTCATTAAGATTTTCTGCATAGTCTTTATTTGGATTATACGTCGGAACATATCCTTCGGTATTTTGTTTAAATCTATTGAACAAAGCCTTTGAGTCAAAGTTATCCCTTATGGCTTTCAGCTCAAACTTGGTAGCGTCATAAGGTACAAACCTTACGCCATAAGGGTCTCCATCAGAAACGAATGGGTAGAATTTTATTTTATTACTCATTGTCTACAACAGACTTATCAGCATAGCTATAAGCATCTTCAAATAGCTTTGGGTGGTGTTGCCTAACATATTCTACAAAGGCCTTAATTCTGTTTATACACATAGAATCATCTAAGAATGCATTAGAAAACTTTGGCTCTGGCTTTACATTTGCAAGAGCTTTGTTATGGTTGTTTACACTTTCCATAATCAAGGCCATAGAGTTATCAATTATGGTAGACATCTCAGTCTTATTTGATTGTTTCATTTACTTCTCCAAAAGTTAAAATTAAATACTATATTAAATTGTTTGACTTGTCTACATATTTAGCTATACTAAATGTATATTTATGGAGAAGAGTATGGAAAAAAACAAAAAAAAATACATAGAACACAACAACGACTTAGCATTTAATCTTTCTCTTGGATTAATGAAAGACTATGTTAAGAATTGTCTTGATGATAAAAGTGAAAAGAAGATGGACCCAGTATTGGGAGCTTACTTATTAGTACACAATTTATCTATAGGTCTGTTGTTTACAGCTGAGGGTTGCGAGCAAGAGGTTATAGCTATTTTAAAAGACGCTATAGATGATGCTGAGTACAAGCTTAACAAATCAAGAAAGGTGTCATAATGAGTAGATTAAAAGACTTACTTATAGAAGCTGATAGTTTTGCAGAAGAAGTTATACATAACGGCTGCGAAGACTTTGAGGAGTTTAGTTCTGAAATGAAAAAGCTTAGACATGCAAATCAGAATTGGATAATCAAAGATGATAAATACTTAGAACAAGCATGGACCGAACTAAGGGAGATGGATTGGTATAAGTATGGCCCTGAATAATCCGGAACAGGCAATCACTCGGCTTGTATAAACAATAGACGTGCTGTTGCTTTACTTAGCTTTGGGGTGTGGCTTGCAACGAAACGCCCCACTTAGTTTTAATCTTTGTTATACTTTTAATATGACACACCTAAAGATTATAGATTTTGAATCAAA